TGGCTATGTTTGATTCAACACACTATTTGGATTATAACGGTTGTAAAGAAACCACTCGTTCTTATGTGCGAAGTGAAGATGCACATTATAATAATATTTTGAATCAAATTAGTCGCGGTTCGCGAATTGAAGCATTTAAAACAATAGACGATTACGAATATTATTATGAGCGTCTTAAAAATGAAAACCCAGAATATCTCGTATAAAATTAAGCTGAACTAGCTTATAATAACCAACAGAGGAATAATAAATGCTAAATAAAAACGTAATTAATGTACTTCAACAAATTAACGGAATGACAAACTCAGTCATCCTTAAATATCCAGAAACAGTAGCAGTAGCCGATTCACAAGACATGTTGATGTTGGTTGATGTTTCAGCTTTGGATGCTGATGCATTTCCAGACATTGGATTAAAAGATTCTTTATCTGATCTATTGAATCTAGTGAAGCTGTTTCCTGATGAACGAAACATTACAATTGACAGTAACACAATTAATATCACATCCAATGATACCAGTTCGTCTTATATCATGGACAACATTGCCCTTATGGATGCACAAAACAAAGATATTGGTATTTTCGCGAAAACCGAACAAGTGCCAACAGTTGGTGAGTTCGATTTAAGTGCTGAAGATATTAAGAAAATTAAATCAGGAGCTGGTGTATTTAAGGACTTATCAGAAGTTATTTTCTGTTCCCAAGATGGTGATATTAAAGTATCGCTTGGCGCAACAAATAAATTCAATGCTAAAAGCAATACGTTCAGTGTAGTAAGACCTGGCAATACCACTAAAGAATTTGAAATCAAGATTCCAGTTGATAACTTCAAGCTACTTCCTGAGTCAGAATACACAGTTCAAGTAAAATATAATTCAGATCGTGATTCGTATCGTATTCTGATGTTGAACAAAACATTACAAGGATTTAAAATTATATTGACTGTCAAAGTATAAATAATACATAATGATGAATTGACCGCAATGTCTATAAACTAGAGATAGTCCACCGAGACTTTAAACTAGACGGAAGTGATTGACTCACTTCAAAAGGAAGTATATTATGACAATGGACGCAAGTGCATTTAATTTCGAAGCAATGAAGGAATCAGTAGGTGGGGCAGACCCATTTGCTAAAGACTCAGGAACCCGTTACGCTAAAGACGAACGATTCTACATGTTATCAAAGGATAAAGACGGCAATGGCGCTGCTTTAATCCGTTTTCTGCCTGATTCAGAACGGGCAATGATTCAAAAACTATTCAAAATCAACACAACTATTGTTAAAAACGGTAAGAAACGCTTTGTTTCTCAGTTTTCGCCTAGTACTATTGGTCAACCATGTCCTTTTCAGGAAAAATGGCAGGATCTTTGGAATGCTGGTGTAAAAGATGATGTAAAAGACTCACAAGGCAATGTAACCCAATACGGTTCAAAGTCATTCAGTCGTGGCACTCGTTTCGTTACTAACATCAAGGTTTTGAAAGATCCAGCACAGCCAGAAAATGAAGGTAAAATCTTCTTGTATGAAATCTCTGGCTCTATGAAAGATAAGATTCAAGCAAGTGTTGATCCGAGTGAACAAGATCGTGCATTGGGAGCCCAACCAAAAGAATTGTTTAACCCATTACAGGGTAATTCGTTCCGCTTAGTTTCTAAAAAAGGAGCTAACAATCAGATTAATTACGATAGCTCAGAAGTGATTAATGAAGTAACTTCGATTTATAATTCAGTGGAAGAAGCTCTTGAAGATATCAAGACCAATTCACACAAATTATCAGATTTGTTGAAACCAGAAGCATTCATGGGTTATGATGAATTGGTTAAGAAGATGGACTGGGTTACTTTTTCAGACGCTCCACAGGTAAGTGCTGCAACGGCACAACCATTGCAAGCTGAAGTATCTCAGCCAGCTGTGACTCAGCCTGAAGTAGTCGCTCAACCTGTTCAGGTAGTATCTCAGCCTGTTGAACAACCTAAGCCAGCTACGCCTGCTCCTCAAGCAAGCAATAGTTTGGATGATTTGTTATCAGGTCTCGTATAATATAACGGATATGGGGCTCATTTGAGCCCCACTTTCTTTTTAAATAACAAGGAGAATTCATTTGAATAAAATGGAAGGAATTACTACATCCAAAGGATTATTAAATTGATAACCATTGACTTTTCGAGCATAATGCACAGGAAAATACACACATCTGTTGCTAACATTAAACCAAAAGCCGTTAATGGCAAATTCAACACCTCTGAATTCATCAACTTAACTAAGTATTATATTATACAAGAATTGTTTGATATCCACAATCTGTACAGCTCCAAGTACGGAGAAATGGTCATTTGTTTAGATGATGCTACTACAGGGTATTGGCGCAAGGACGTTTACCCAGGGTATAAATCTCAAAGGAAATCAACAAGAGAAGAATCAGAGATTAATTTTCCTGAAGTATTCTCTGAAATCAACGAACTAATTGATCAGCTCAAAACCAACGTACCGTGGAAAGTAGTACAGGTAAGCCGTGCTGAAGCAGATGACACTATGTTGGTTCTATCAGACGTTTATAATAAGTATGAACCTATTCTGATTTTGTCACCCGATAAGGATATGATCCAAGCTCAACGTAACAATGCTAATGTTCAGCAATATAGTTCGTTGACTAAGAAATGGCTCACACCTGAAACCAAATCTGGTGATATGGATAATTGGATCCAAGAACACTGTATCCTTGGTGATGTGAGTGATGGAGTACCTAAGGTAGTAGATGCAACAGAATTCGCACCTGCGTTTTTAACATTCCTGCATGACAATGACATGAGTGCAAAAAATCCAATGGAATTCAAAGCATCAGAGATTGATCACTCAATCAAAGCAGAATTGATTACCAAGTTCGACGTATGGAAACTGAACAGAAAAGGTGAAAGTACAGGAATCAAGGATATCTATGCAAGCACTCGTTTTGGGGCTAGTACACTGAAAAAGAAGATCAAGGAATTCGGCACAGTCGATAAGTGGTTGGACTCGCATCCTTTGTACAGACAGCATTACGATAGGAACTTCACATTGGTGATGCAAGAAGGCATTCCTGATTATATCCGCGATGGGATTATTCAAAATTATAAAGATGCTGGTACGAATTATAATGAGAAAGAATTCATCGATTATTTAAACAACAATAATCTAAAATCTATTGTAATGGAACTACCAAATATTTTCAAACTGAACCGAGAACTTTGTGCTGATGATTTTGGGTGGTAAATGAGTTTATCCAGACAAGATATCAAATACTTTAAATTAGCGGTTGGTTTAGATCGAATAAAAAAAGAAACCGATGTTGATATTAGTGCTAGATGCCCCGTTTGTGGGGACTCTCAAAAGAAACAGAACACTGCTAGATTACACTTGTATAACAAAGGCGAAGTGGTTGGAGTGAATTGTTTCAACGGGGACTGCGGTGTACACAACAAAACAGTATACTCGTTCCTCAGAGATTTCTTCCCTGCATTGTTGTCGGGATACAAGAAAGAAACATTCAAAAATACAATCAGTACAATGCAATCTGGGGATGTGTTCAGCCAATTTAATACCAACACAGCCAAAATAGAAACAAAGGTGGCTGAGGTGCAAGTACAAGACCTCAGCCCCTATATGACGGATATTACTGAATCCAACGATGCTCTTCATTATTTAAGTAATAGGGGATTGCCATATACTGGTAGTTTTGGGAAATGGTATTACGGCCATCAGGACATTAAGATTGGTGAGATCACGTATCCCATCACTGATAGTATAGTAATTCCTCTTTATTATAACGACGTAATGTATGGTTTTTATTCAAGAAGCATAACAGATAAATCGTTTTATACATATATGGATCCAAACAATGTTGGATTTAAGATTTGGAATTGGTTTAATATAGACAAAAACGAACCGTGTTATATTTTTGAAGGTATCATGGACGCTCTTTCATCAGGGCTGTGTAATGCAATTGCTTTGATGGGGGCTAAAATACCAGATGCTAGATTGAATGAATTGAAACAGCCTGTGTTTGTGTTGGATAATGATAAAACAGGGTTGACTAATTCGTTATTATATAGTAGGCTTAGCCACAATGTATATATTCAACCACAAGAATACCCCGAAAAAGACATGAATGAACTTATGTTGAATCACCCAGATAAAGAGGTGTGTAATATTATTAAATCAAATATATTCAGCTCGATACAAGCAGAAGTGAGGATTAAGGGATTATTATGAGATCTTTCATTAAAACTAACGACAGAATGATTAACTTACAGAATGTAAGCAACATTAATGTGTTAAGGGATAGGAACAGAATAGTGTTCAATATGAATTATTGTGTTGACTTGTCCAACAAAGAATATTCTAAAAGCATAAGTGATTATGTTTATTGGGACATGAATAGTGTCAGTGAGTTGGATATTAATCTTGAAATTTTGTACAAAAATAAATATTTTACTAATAATTTCATATCTAAAACGAATGATAATGGATATATCAACACAAACGAAATCAGCTCGATTAAATTTGCCAAACACAAATTCAGAGTTATTTTCAATTTGAGTCATCCAATTTCATTCAAAAATAAAGACCAAGAATCAAAGATTACGTCCGAATTTGTTTATGTTAATTGTAACAATCTAAAAACATACTCGGAATACATTACATACATTGAAAAAATATTAAGTGAATAACACATAGGATACAAAAAAGGAGTATTATTATGCAGGTTAGATCTACAGAAGAGGCACGTTCGAATCTATTAGAGTGTGCTGTACAATTATTAGGCAAAATGCAAGAGAAGAAGGCAATTGATGCTGATATTAAAGAAATTAAAGAGGAGTGGAAATCCGAGGGAGTGCCTGTAGGAATTGTTACTAGTCTCATTTCTGCAATCAAAGCAAGCAAAAAGAAAACAGATGCTGAGTTATTTGAACTTGACACCATTAAAGAATGGATGCAAGCAGATGAACGAGTTGATGACGGCATCGGTCAGCTTATAGAGTGATGAAGTTTGCACCATATAGCTTCAGTAAGCTAAATTGTCACGAACAGTGCAATCGTCGATTTAAGTATCAGTACGTCGATAAGATTAAACAAGAGGATTGTGACCGTACGGCTTTGGTAAAGGGTGGAGCCGTGCACTCAATTCTTGAGCATTACCCTAACCCAAGCAACCACAAACGAGCCAGTGCTTATCAAGCGCTGGTAAACGTTTTTGCTGAGTCAAAGTTAGGACAGAAATACTTAACACACGAAAGTGTAAGAGAAATAAAATTCGGGATGACCGAAGAATTAGAAGAGTGCAGTTATTTCATCAAAGAATGTATGTTCAGAGGTAGCGTGGATTTCGTTGCTTTAATTGATGGTGTATTGCACCTAAATGATTGGAAAACAGGGAAATTAAAAGAACAACGGTATCAGAATTACGATCAATTGACGTTTTACGCGGTTTATTTCTTCAAAAAATATCCCAACATAAACAAAATAAGAATCAGCTATGTTTATGTTGAGCACGATACTGAAAACGATGTTATGCTTGAACGAAAATATCTCGAAAATTATATAGACTGTTTGATGGAACCCATCCAACGCACAGAAGCAGACAAACAATACAAAAAATGCCCAAGTAAATTGTGCGATTGGTGCCCTTACCAAATGCATTGCGAGTTGGACGTTGATCACTAATTGACTATAGCCAAACATATAAATAACATAAAGTTATAAATAATATAAAACTTTGAGGAACTTATATGACTGATAATACACTCGCAGAAGGCACAAATGTTCAAGAGAACACACTAACGCCAAACGCTCCAAATATTGCTCCAACAGACGAGATTGCTTCCGTTGATACGATGTTTCAACAGGCGACTCTTCCATCACTTGGCAGACAGATATTCTCATTACTTCCTATTCACGGGCCCACTGCTGCTCTTTTCAACATTAGAAATAAACCATTAACGAATGATTTTGAATTAGTTCGTGCTGAAGTAATTTGTGGAAATAGCACAGCAATTTCAACAGGAGTAACCCAGGAAGCCATTGAGGACCTAAGATCTCAGTACGGAAAGGAAACTGGTAATATTATTGGTAAATTACTTAGAGGCTTAGCCAATGACCAAGAAAACACAGATACCATTGCATTCTTAGAAGCTAATGCTTTGGCAGGCACAAATCTTGTTTTATCGAATGCTGCTAATGCTGAAACTAATCTTTTCGAACTAACCCAGCGCGTGCACGAGCTTGTTCTCGGTATTAATTCAAAGCACCTTCGTAGCTATGAGGCGTTTGCTGTTATCCCGTTTAAAACACTTGGTGGTATTATGGGACTAAGTCAATACGTTGGTGCTGATAATATAGACGAACGTGGATTGTTTGTTGCTAAAGTGGGTCAAACTAAATTCTACTTGAACCCCGATGCTGCAAGCTCAACCGCTTATGTTGGGTTAATCGATTCTAATAACCCAAGCAAATCTAGCGCTGTATTCTCACCTTATGATACTACTATTGTTGAAGCCACTCACCAAGATACTGGCAATAATACATATCACATATATAACAGATATGCAATTACTGCGTCCCCACTTCATGTTGCTGGCGAAGAAATGCTTCATAAGTTTATAATTGCATAATGAGATTCTTAGATCTATTAACAGATGAAACAATTACTGAAGTGTCTGAAGAAGTGTTGGCGGTTCCTCCTAAAAAGGAGGCAATCGTGCTGGTGGAAGAGAAAAAGCCTGAAGAATTACTTCGAAGAGCTGATCTCAAGATCAAACTTGTAACACCTACGTCGTTTGGTACTCAGATTGAATTCGCTAAACAGTACAGTAAAGAAGACATTGAAAAGGTTTTGAAAGATTTCAATATTAAAATAAAAAATAAATCAGTTTTTATCATAACATAATTGTTGACATATTATTTGAATTGAAGTAGAATAAACAAAAGAGGATAACAAAATGAACTTTAAAGAATTTTTACAAGAAAAGAAAGAACAAGAATATTATATTGTGAATTACGAACAAGAAGTGCGAGCATCTGATAAGATGAAACGTGGTGAAGATTATATTGCTCTACCTAAAGGATTGTCAAAGAATAAATTGTATAGTGCCGCCGAAAAGAAAATTAATGGTTATCGCGTTTCTGTCATTGGAGTTGAAAAGATTTCTAAAGAAGAATATGACGAGTATTACTCGTGAACTTTAAAGAATTTTTAAAAGAAAATATCACAGACTTAAATAAAGAACGTACTCAAGAACGTACTCAAGAACTTGATGATACGTTGGGTTCAATATTTTATAAATATTTTCCTAATGGGTTATTCACGGTAAAACCCACAGCTATGTCAGATGGTAAATCGTTTTGGGTGAGTGGATATATCATCAAGGACCTTAATGACGAAGCTAATAAAAT